TATATTTATTAATTCTATCATCTAAAAAATAATTTGTTAAGCTTGATGTTGAAAAATAATTATCTTTATTAGTAGTTGATGATAAATTTTTTTTTATTGAATATTTTTTAGATGATTTTGTTGATGACTTTGAAAATGGAGTTGTTATTATTACTGGAGAATTAAGTGATACAAAGCTAGTAGTTCTTGAACTTATTGATTTAACTGAATAAGAATTTGCTGAATTATAGATTGAAGTTCTTGAATTAGCTGATTTATAGTTTGAACTTCTTGAACTTCTTGAAGGTGCAGTAATAGCTACAGAAGAACTTCTTGAAGGCGCAGTAATAGCTACAGAAGAACTTCTTGAAGGTGCAGTAATAGCTACAGAAGAACTTCTTGAAGGCGCAGTAATAGCTACAGAAGAACTTCTTGAAGGCGCAGTAATAGCTACAGAAGAACTTCTTGAAGGTGCAGGTTTAACAGAAGTTGAAGAACTTCTTGAAGGTACTGGTTTAACAGAAGAAGAAGAACTTCTTGAAGGTACTGGTTTAACAGAAGAAGAAGAACTTAATCTAGAACATAAGTTTAAATATTTTTTATAAATGGCACCTGTGCTTTTAATCTTTTTTTTAGTAATAGGATTAATTGAAGGATTTTTAAGCCATTCTTTACATAAATCTTTATTATTGGATATAGATTTATTTTGAGATGATATTATTTTATCTTTATCACAATTTTTTTTAAAAAGGTTATAAGTTGGACCATCTTTTTTAATATTTCTATTAGAAATAGGATTTATCAAAGGATTATTATTCCATTTACTGCAATTATTTTTACTATAGATATTATCATCTTTATTTGGTGATATTTTTTTAATACCATCACAATTTTTTTTGAAAAGTTTATAAATTGCACCATCTTTTTTAATAGTTTTATTGGAAGCAGGATTCAATAAAGGATTTTTTCCCCATTTACTGCAATTATCTTTATTATAAATACTATTATTTTTATTTGGAGATTGTTGTTTAATACCATTGCAAATTTTTTTGAAATTATTATAAGTTGGACCATCTTTTTTAATAGGTCTATTAGAAATAGGATTTAATAAAGGATTTTTTCGCCATTCATTGCAATTATCTTTATTATATAAATAATTAGATGGCATATTTTCTATTATATCAATATAAATAAAATAAAATAATTATACAGATTAATATGAAAAAATATATATTTATTATAGATTTAGATAGTACTTTAATAGGTAATTGTACTTATCAATTACAATTATTTAATAAGGTTGAATTAATGAAATCTTATAATGGACCTAAAATAAATGTTAAGAAGATATTATCACCTCATTATAATGAAAAAGTAAAATTAGTTCGCCCTTATTTCACTTATTTTATTAATAAAATGCGTGAATTATATAATAATAATGTTTCATTTTATATTTATACTGCATCTAGTTATAATTGGGCTAATTTTCAAATTAAACTTATAGAAAAAGAGAATAATATTAAATTTAATAGACCTATATTTGCCAGAAACTATTGCATTATGAATAATAAATATACAAAAGATAAATCAGAAATATTATTTAAAAAATCTATAACTAAAATTTTACCTAAAATTAAGAATTCAAAAGATAGTGATATTATTATTATTGATGATTCAAATGTATATATAAATTATAAAGAATATCATATTCAATGCAATGAATATAATTATACATTATTCAATGATACTAAATCATTTATTCCCGATTATATGAATAATGATTTAATTAATGGAATGTATTGTCCCTATAATCATAGTGATTGTAGTATAAAAAATAAATTAAAATTATATAAATGGCTTTATAAGACATTAAGCAAAATTAATAAACAGAATGAAAAATATAAGAATGATAAGTTTTGGATAAATTTAGCGAACGCGATTGAAGCAAATAAAATAACTGAATATACACCTGATATTATTCAGCAATTAATAAAAATAGCAAATAAATATTAATTAGTACAATAATTAGTACTATAAATATAATATAACCAATAAAAAGGACCAAAGAATAAGGCTAATAAAAAACCGGCAGCTTTAGCACCTCCAGAACCATTATAGCCAAGATAGATAATAGAAGCTATAAATGCAGCTAAACCAGAAATCAACCATATATTAGCATTAAAATCATTTTTTAAACTTATCTATAATTTATTGTGGATAATAATTATTATTACTATTATTTATGCAATAAGTTTTTCTAAATATGTAATAGAACCAATAGAAAGGACCAAAGAATATTGATAGTAGAACACCTGCTACTTTACCACCCGTAGAACCATCATATGATAAACATACAAGGGACATAATAAATCCTGTAAATCCTGCAACAACCCATATTATAACAAATATTAAAGTAAATATACCTGATAAAATATTACCTGTATTAATTTCATTATCTTTATCTTTATCTGCCATAATTAATTTAAATAAATCTATTATATATATATAAATTTATTTTTTTGAATATATATTTGAATAATAATATATGCACATTAAGAATGCATCGCATAAATCATCCTTTTTCTTAAATGAATTAATAATTTCTAAGATTTTATCATCCTTAAATCTAGTTGTTAATAAATGATTTGTAAAAAAGATAGAATCCATTTTATTTTGTTTATATTTATCATTCATAATAGTATCTGTATAAATATCCATTATTTTTAATTTATGTTTAGCTGATACATAAATTGTTTCTATATCTATATTTTGATGCTTACTTATAACTTTAAAATAAGTATTTATACAGGTTTGAATAGTTCTCATTATAGAAGTCATTTGACATTCAATAAGAATTATCATTTTTGAATTAATATCAATATTTAAGGTAGTCATAATATCATCTAGAAATTCAATAGTATTATCAATAATATTTTGAATATTATTTTTATTTGAATTTAAATCTATTTTATCTATATTCATTACTTTAAATTCAGTTTCTTCACAAATTGCGAAACAGTAAGCCATATTTTTAATACCTATGTCAAAAGATAATAATTGTATCATTTATCTAAAATTATAATTATTATATATAGTTATATATTATTATAAATTATAATGAAGGTTTTATTTATATTTAGAAGAGATTTGAGAACATTTGATAATACAACTTTAAATAAGATAGTTATTAAATATCCTAATATTGAAATTCTACCAATATTTATTTTTAATAAAAAACAGATTGATGAAAAAACTAATAAATATTATTCTAAAAATTCTGCACAATTTTTATTTGAATCATTAGAAGAATTAACTTTTCTTAATTTTTATTATACAGATACAGATGATATTACTATTATTGAAGAAATTAATAAAAAAAATAAATTTGATATAATTGCCTATAATAAAGACTATACGCCTTATGCCATTAAAAGAGATAATGATATTAATAATTGGGCGAATAAAAATAAGATTGAAGTTATTGTGTATGAAGATTATACATTAAATCCAATTTCAAGTATTCTCAAGGATAATAAAGAACCTTATTTAAAATTTACTCCATTTTATAAAAAAGCAATTTTAAAGAAACCTGAATCATTATTAATAACTAAGAAATTTAAATTTATTAAAGATAGTAATTCAAAAACATTAAAAGATTATGATTTCCTAAGACCTATTTCTAATAGTCAAATATTAGTGAATGGAGGAAGAAAAAGAGGCTTAGAGATATTGGAGAAAGTGAAGAAAGGATATTTTAATAATTATGATGAAGAAAGAGATTATCCATATTTAAATAAAACTACTAAATTAAGTGCATATATTAAATTTGGTTGTATTAGTATTAGAGAAATATATTATTCATTACCAGTAAATCACGGAATTATAAGAGAATTGTTTTGGCATGATTTCTATGCTATTATAACTTTCTATTTTCCATATATTTTTCAAAAATCTTTTAATAAGAAATATGAAAATATCAAATGGAATAATAATGAAGAATTATTTAATAAATGGGTTAATGGCATCACCGGATTTCCATTAATAGATGCTGCAATGAGACAAATAAAAACCACTGGATGGATGCATAATCGCTGTCGTATGGTTGTAGCATCTTTTTTAGTTAAAAATTTATTAATAGATTGGCGTAAAGGTGAAGAATATTTCGCAAAGTCTCTCGTTGATTATGACCCATCTTCTAATAATGGAGGTTGGCAGTGGTGTGCTTCAACTGGAACAGACAGCCAACCATATTTTCGCATATTTTCACCAACCCTGCAAATGAAAAGATTTGACAAAAATTGCGAATATATTAAATTATGGATTCCAGAATTAAGAGAAGTTCCAAATAAAATTATATTAAATTGGGAACAAAAACAATATCCTAATATTAATTATCCTAAACCTATTATTGATACTAAAATAACTGCCGCTTTATTCATAAAAACATTTAAGGAGATTTAAACGATTTCTTTAAGTGATTTTATAATATTAGGTAGAGTGATATAGATGCATGTATTAGACACTGAAGATGTTTTACAATAATTATTATAGGATTTGTATAAACTCATAATAAGTTCTTTATCATTTTGAAAGTTCTTTTCATTTTTCAAATGATATTCATTAATAATTTCCTTTAAATCTTCTATAGAAGTAGAAGAAGTAATATTAGCAATAACTTCATAAGGTATATTCTCATATTTGATAAAATTGCAATAGATAATATCACGTAAATTATTATAAGTTTCAATATTTATAATATCGGCTTTTAATTGTTCTTTTGATATATATTCTATATCATTATCAATAAGAATTGTTAATAATTTATCTTTTGATAATTTATAAATATTACTGCAAGAAATACCTTTTTTATAATAATGAATATTAATAGAATTAATAATATCATATTTATTCATTTTTGTTTTATCCGCCATATTTATCATTAATTATAATTAAAAATAATCATTTTTTTATTTATAATCTTTAAAAATAATCATCATTATAATAAATTCTTTGTATTTGGATTTTTTGAATTTATTATTATATTAATGTCATTTTTTATAAGAAAAAGATTTAAAAAATGATTTCTAATCTTTATAAAAATAATTAGGTATACAAGCTACAGATGGAAGCACATAATGAAAAATTCTTTGAAAATGAAACAGGTGTTTATTTCAAATCATTATATCCTTCGCAATGGTTTATTAAGTCATTCGTAATTGACAAAATCACTTATAACTGTTGCGAACAATATATGATGGCTGAGAAGGCTAGATTCTTCAAAGATCAAGAAACATTGATTTTAATTATGAATGCTATTGAACCTAAAGAACAAAAATCACAGGGAAGAAAAGTTAAGAATTTTAATGATGATGAATGGAACCAAGTAGCAGATGAAATTGTATTTCAAGGAAATCTCGCAAAGTTCTCTCAAAATCAAGACCTTAAACAACTTCTACTCTCCACTGGTGATAAGATGTTCGTTGAATGTTCTCCTTATGATAAAATCTGGGGAAACGGTCTAAATATTACTGATACTCTTAATACTACCCCTGAAAATTGGCTTGGAACTAATAGACTGGGGAAAGCTATTATGAGAGTTCGTGAAGTTCTTTGCACGAATTAAAAAAAATAAAGAAAGAAAATAATTACTCATCAACTGAAGAAGAATCTTCGGTTTTTGGTACTCCTGCCGCTTTAGCCTCTTTGGCTTCCTTCCATTTCTCAGTAGCTTTACGCATACGGTCTTTTGGACTACATCCATCAGATTTTAAAAGTTCCATTTGTTCCTTAATGAATAGATTATATGCAGAAGGAGGTTTTTTAGCTTTTGGCTCTCCTGAAGCATCTGTTGATTTATTTTTATTATTTTTTGCTGCCTCTTTAAGAAGTTTAACTAATTCTACTGTTGAATAATTATTATTAATATCAACTGAATTAACAAAACGATCCATAATTTGTTTTACTGCCATTTATTTTATTTGTAATATATATATCATATGTTTATATCATTTTTATCAGTTTTTCCAATTAAAAATATTGATATTTATATAAATAATAAATAAGAATAATAATAAAGATGAGTGATGGTTGGAAAAGTTTTCAAGATTTAAAACCTATTGTTTTGACTAAATCTAAAGCAAATAATTCAAATAATACTTCAGTTATTAATAAATCAAACATTCATATTAATAAACCTAAAATTGAAGATGATGATGAAGCACATCGTATTATTAAATATTCACAAGACCAAATAGAAATTATTAAAGGAGGTAGAAATGCTTTAGGTTTAACTCAAAAAGAATTAGCACATAAAATAAGTACTTCATTAAAAGGTGATTTTATTACAGATATTGAAAATGGTAAATCTCAATTTAATCAAAAAACATTTAATACAATTAAAAGAATTCTAAAAATTAAGTAATTCTTGTTTTTAATACATCTATTTCTGTTTTTAATTCTTTTATTGCTTCTATTATCAATCCCGCCAAATTACCATAAGCAACTGTATAATATCCTTCACTATTTATACTTGTTGCCTCTGGCATTACTTTATTAACTTCTTG